TCACCTTGTCTCATAGTCATCGATATTCGGTATGTATGAATACCATGAGCTTCCGTATCCATACGGTGCATCTGGGTCCTTGACTGTTCCAAGCCATGTGTTGCCACCAATCGTTGGTCCGAACCAAGCTCTGCTGTATCCTGGCATTCCCCAATATTCCCAATTGCCAAATGCTCCAGGAGTCAGGTATGACAGACTGTCCCATATTGATACTAACTCGTTCTCGTTGGCTGAGTAGTTTACAATGCCTTCGCCTGATTCAACTGTGCTCATAGCGAAATCTCCTTCCCATTGACCAGAGTTCCAGAAGTTCACTTCATGCATGATGTAATGATGCGGGCTGGACATGAATACATGCCAATTGATTCCCGATGGGTCATATTTGTCCTTGCATATCGTTACAGTTGCCCAATCTCCTGGGTCATAGGTTTCAGGGAATGTTACCATCACGGCACCACCGTGGTCTTTGTATGTGACAAAGAACCCGAACCATATTTCATATGGGTCCACGTAGTAACATGGACCAGCTTCGATGAACGTGTCAAGGTTCCATTCACTAACTCCGACCATTGTGTAATAAAAATGGTCCTCAGTGAACGCATCGCGCTTGTCAAACAGATAGCCACATCCAGCCGCTCCCCATATGTGGGTTTGGTTATTTCTCTGGCACAGGTATTGAACCTGGAACCATGTGGCACCTTTCACAGGCACAGCGAACATAGTCATTGCTATAGGCGCCAATGCGACTATTGCAAATTTTCTCACGTCTCTCGCTTCTCCTCCAAGTCTTTTTAACACACTTCAGCAGAAGGCATATAAATAGCGCACGCTAATTTTATCCTCCTCCTTTATTTTTATGGTCGAGTATGAATTTAGAGTTCATAAAACTCAAACGCTTTCGGCACACAATTTTAAGTCATGAACGAAAGAGGATGGGCATTAATTTACATACTATCCGTTGTAGCCTTGTTTTTTGGGATTTTATTGTATTTATGGATGCAGCCCCCGATTGTCTTTTTTCCCCGTCCTACTGAACCACTGGTTGTGACGGGACACTCATGGGCAGCAGGCAATGCAAACATCACGCTCACAGTTATGAACAACGGAACAAGGAGTGCATCAGTAAAGGCGGTACTGGTCGATGATGTGGCAGTCTCCGACGTAACCTATGGTCCAGCTTTCTCAGGAACTGCGAACACACTTTCTGAAGGAGCAACGGGCACAATAACCATAACCCAACAATTCTCATCAGGCATCAAATACGAGTTTATAGTGGCTTCAAGCGATGGGTACAGATACGTTGCCACAGCGCCATAGCGCGCGCTAACACTTCTTTCTTAACCGTGAAGAGAGGCAACGATAATGGAAGATTTCTCCATAAGCCGTTAATGCAACCTGTGAGACAGAATGTAGCATTGTTGATGGAGAAAGGAGGTGATTTTGCTATGAGAATGGCATCTTCAACAATGTTAGGCATTGTTCTGGCTGTAGCCGTTTTTGGTGCAGGAGTAGTTACTGATAGATTAACTAATGTCTACATAACAAACTTCCCCTTAGATGACCAAGGAAACCTAAAAATAGCAACGGTTCAGAAAACTAAGGAGATGCTGGTGTTCAACCAAACCGTTAACGTTCCTGACGCCAGTATTGTTTATTTAACCTCATTCAATACCGGTGGTTTCAAATACTTCACCATAACCGCAAAAGCGTCAAAAGGCACGTTCTATGGAACAACAGTGCAGGTCTGGTTCTTTGAAAACAATTTCGGCATACGAACGTTTCCATCTGGGGTTGGACCGATAACTTTGGAAACAAACATAGACCCAAATCACCCATGGTTCGCCAATGGCATTGTTGGGCGTCCAATCGAGATTTATGCTGCAACCACTGACCTATACCTGTACGCAAATCCAAGTTTCAACGGACTCTTAACAATAGCAGTCTACCTATCCAACTAAAGCCTTCAATCCTTATTTTTTCTTTTTGTCTTCATTGAATACGAATACCAAGCATAAACAGACACAAGGTAACCAAAAACGCAAAAAAGCTGTTCGAGCACACGTTCACGGCTTTTTTGACGTAGTTCTTTTGACGCAGTCTTTTTCGCCAAAATAGGTTAAATTCGGCGTCTTTCTCGTTTCTGTTTGGGGCCAGAGTCAGCGTTGGCAAGCGTAAGCGCCGACGATGTACGCGACGTGATTAACGTTAGCTCAGCTGAGGTTCCAGACACCAAAGCTCTGAAGATGCTTAAGCGTGCTGAGGTTGCGCTTGAGCTTGAAACAGGCAAAGAAATCGATTATGCCAACTGTACGGATGCTGAGAAAGAGTTCATCACGGTTCTCGCAGCCATATACGCCATCTGCTACCTGACTGGCGGATCAGCTGTTGGGTTAAGCTTCTCTGTTGGCGACCAAAACGTCAGCGTTCTCGACAAGGCTCCGCCTCTCGATGTTCTCCAAGCTGAGATGAAGCGTCTCTTGGACGGAATCAAAGGCGTCTACTTGGGGATGGCGTGACTTGGGCATTGTGCCTCAGACTTGCTATGATTTCATTATGGAGAACGCGCCTTACGTGTACATCATTCCGCCCAGCACTCCAGATCCCACGTGGGGCAGAGCTGCTTTTGCCGCGGCTTTCGCCATCGACTTCTTATACGAAGCCTACTCGGGTCCTCAGTTTTCTAGCAGGCAAACAGACATCTACAACAAGATCGTCTCGCTTGCGGACTGGATTCTAACCCAGCAATACACGAGCAATCCTTCTAAGAAGGCTTATGGCGGATTCAAAAGCAACGAGACCAGCACATACTACTACAGCATAGACGCCTGTAGAGTAATCCCAGCTCTCCTGAAAGCATACAGGCTAACTGAAACAGCTGGGTACCTCGACGCTGCAAAGTTAGCTGGAGCAACATTTCTCTATAGCATGCAAAACCCGCCTATCCCAGCAGTTCATGACCGGCATTATGGCGGATTCGCCCGAGCCATCACAGACGCAGACGTTTGGCTTCCCGAGATGGACATTGAAAATCTCTACGGACTCATCGCATTGACGATGCTCGCTGAAGAAGACCTCGCAAACCAGAGCAATTACGAAATCATGATGCTTGACCTGCTGGGTTTCTTGCGTTTTGGCTTAGAAAGTCTCTGTCTTGAGTTCCATCCGCTTCCGAGCGGAGACGGAGAATGGCACAGAGTTGGTTTAGCTGAAAACGAGATATACGATGACCCGTTTGCCTACGCCTTATTGGGCCTCTACGATTATGAAGGATGGAGCGTATCAGTCGAAAGAACCTATCATTCTGTCAACACGATCCGAGCAAGCGGGCAGTATCCTGCTTACAATCCTGCTGTTTGTTGGGCAGGCTACATCGACGTAATAAGCCGTTTTCCAGCATGCGACTACTACGACGCGGTGACTTCAGGCATTCTCTGGAAGCTACGCAAGCATCATGACAAGTCAAGCTATGAGTTCAGCATGCAAATCATCGACAAGCATCAAGACGAATTCATGTTCTGGGGTGTCAAGCACACAGACTACAGCTGCGTTGAAAACAAGCAAGCCATGGCAACCGTTTGCTGGCTTTCCCTGTTGTTTCTTTACTACGAGGATCCCCTAACCCGCTTCACGCAGATTCTCCGAGCCAAAGGCGAAAACCTGACCCTCTATCCCATCAGAGAAGCGTCAGACACCGTGTCTTACGGCGAGGGCATCGACATCAAAGCTATTGTCTCTCCAGCTCGCATTGAAGAAATCATGCCGGAAGCAGGCTACATAGTAACCGACTACCTCACAATCCACGTCTTCGCGCCCATACGCCATCATGACAAGATACGCCGGAAAGGCGTCGACTACGAAGTAACCGAACTCCTTGAATGCGACTTCAAAGGCGACACGCTCTATCGCAGAGCAGTGTTGAGGAGGCTTCTCGGTGCCTGAAACAGAAGATCCAGTGACCACGCTTGTGCGTCTGCTCAAAACCAACATACGAGTCGTCAACGATGACGGCAGCATCGCCAGCATATGCACAACCCGCGAATGGTACGACAGAGAACTACTCAAGAACTATGATGGGCAGGTCACTGTGGGCCTGCGGCAGCCCAGCCAAATCAAGCCGTTAAGCCTCAGTCACTCGTTGTCTCAGCGCATCCTGAACTTCAAAGTTGACTGCTGGGTCGTAGACAAAACTGGAAAACAGCCTGGCGTGAGAACGCGCTCGAAACTGCGGGAAGAGGTCCTTCGTGTTGTTCGGCAGAAACGGTCCAAACCAAACGAGACTCTTTACGACTACCTTGGCTTAGGCACGAGCGGACCCCATGACGCCTATCATGCTTCTTCATCTTCAGACCTCGTTCCGTCTTCCGTGAGCTGGGTGGAATTCACCGCACTTGAATATCAGACCTTATGGCACAGCGATGACACCCGCTTCAGCAAATCAACCTCAGTGAACCTCGAATATGCGATGGCTCTCTTCAAGGTCAAGCTTGAAACGTCAAAATACGATCCGCATGAAAACAACGTCAACAAAATCATCTTAAGCTTTGAGGGTTACGGAACCGCTCCAGCTGGCAACGGAGTCACCATAAAAGTCTGGAACCACCGCACAGCGGCTTGGGAAAACGCCCAAACAGGAGCAGCAGGCAACGATGAAACAATCACTATCACGTTGACCTCGAACATAACTGATTACGTTGAGATGGATTCCTCAGGCGTAGGCCACGTCTACCTTCTTGCGAGAACCACAAATCCAAGCGACGGCGTAACACCTGCGGTTCTCTACTGCGACTATGTGAAATGCGTCTTAACGGTTGAAGGCTTGTCTCACATCAAGTTCGGCACGTTCAATGACGCTGACGACGTGTCCGTCAAGCCGTTCCTATTGCATACCGAGTTCTTGGTCATTGGTTGGATGTTTGAAAATGTTCCAGAAACATAGGAGAAAGCTGAAAGCATGAGCGTTTACGGAGCGCATGAAGCCAAAATCTACTATGTACAGGAATCAACCTATGGAGTAACTCCGACTAACCCGAGCATGCTAGGACTAGCCACAGCAGATAACGTTGAACCCGCCCTAGACCCAGGTTTACTCAAGATAAGGGGCATAGGCTCCAGAGACGTTCAAGTCTTGCGCCGAGGCTTGAGGCATGTCGATCTGAAGGTAGCTTATGTTCTGCCAAGTGAGGCGCCCATCAACTTTCTGCAGCATGTAGCGACGTTGTACTCGTTGAGCATCGAGGTCTTCTATGAGAAAGCAAGCGGAATCATAGATTTGCTTCACAAAGGCTGCCGGCTTGACAAGGCATCTGTGGAATGCAGCGTTGAAGACTTAGTCAAGGCGTCTGTCGACGTTATCGGGCAGGACTTGGCTGTTGGAACCGCGAAGATCAGTGGAGCCAACTACGCAGACTATAGTGGCGCTGTGCCTTTCAACGAAAGCTACGTTCAACGCGGAGCAGGAGACGGGTCAGGCCTAGCCGCAGTTGACAGAGCCACAGACTGGAAGTTCACCATAGAAAACAACCTCAAACGAGTGCCGGTGATCAGAAGCACAAGCGGACACTTGCTGAAGTATCTTCAAGAGCGTCATAGGATTCTTTCTGGCGAAGTGACTTTTGAGTTCGAGAGCAAGCAGGAATACGATGACGTAGTCAACGATAGCGAGTTCAGCCTCAAATTCGGTTTAGGCGGAACGAGCAGCGCCCTATTCAAGTATTGTAAATGGGAGAAAGTTGGCTCACCCACGAAAATCGAAGACTTGGTTTCTCTGAAGGCGCCGTTTGTCGCTCGGGACGTGGTTATCAACTGAGGAGGTGGAAATGAAGTGAAAAAAGCCCTTTTCCTTATTGCTTGTCTGCTTTGCTTTGCGCTAGGCAGCTTCTCAACCCTAGCAGTTATGCAGTGGAGCCAGCGGATTCCAAGCTCAGCCACAGTGAAAGCCGTCGGCGTGGGCATTTACAAGGACATTAACTTCACGGTTTCAGTGACCCAGATCGACTGGGGAATAGTTGAAGCCGGTGAAAGCAAGAATTTCTCAGCCTACATCGTGAATAGAAGCAATGTGCCCATCACGCTGAGAATGACAACTGAAGATTGGAACCCAACGAACGCCTCTGACTCCATAGCATTAACGTGGGACTACAATGGCACTGAAATCCCAGCTGGCAGCTACGCCTTCGTGGCTTTTGTCCTCAACGTCAGCCAGACCATCGCGGGAATTGATGCCTTCAGCTTCACAATCATAGTCACAGGGAGCGGATAGCGATGGTTGTCGAGGTTGAGGTGATGAAAGGCTGGGGCAAAGACGCTGGCTTACGGAGAAAATGGATGAAAACATGGGAGAAGCTCGGCGAACGAATTCTCTGCTTGCCCAAATGGATGCAAGACATCGTGCTGGAAGACGTGAACACCGCGATCAAGAACCGAGTTGCCACAATGGAGATGATCAACAATGCGCACAGAAGAAGTTGAGCTAGACAGCCGTTTTGGAGAGCAGTATGCGGGTCGCTATGTCTTTCAGGAGATCACGTGGGCTAAGCGGAGCCGCATTATCCAAAAACACACCAAATATCACCCAATAACAGGTCAAATAGTGAGCAGCGACTTCGTAGCCATCCAAGCCGAAACCATATGGGCTTCACTCAAAGACCAGCCACCGAGTAAGCCTATCACACTTGAAAAGCTGTTAGGCGAAGAAAACGGCGTCCCCATCGAGCTAGGCGAGTTCTTCTCCAGAATAGCTAACAAGCTTTGCAGTGTAGCGTCTGATGAGCAGCGTTTTTTATCCGAGCCATCCGCCGAGGCAAACCCCACCCAGCACTCACCGAGTTCAGGCTCGCAAAAGAATTCGGATGGACCCCACTGCAAATCAGAAAACAGCCAGCACGAGTCATTGAGCAATTCATCCTCATCTTAGCAGAGGTTGATCGACAAACCGAGCAAGAAGTAGGCAGAGCAAAGCGGGAGGCGCATGTGCGTGTCGGTTGAGATGCAGGTCGACGTGTACGGGATCCCTGAGTTACGCTTCAAACTGGACAGCCTAGATCAAAGCATGAGAGCCCTTGTGGACCAGGCCTTAGAGTTTGAAGTTCAAGCCATGCAGACCCGAGCTCAGAACCTAGCGCCCAAACGCACTGGTTACCTGGCTTCAACAGTCTTCGCTGAACGAGTCAAGGAATGGGCCTTCAAGCTGGGAGCACGGGCGCCTTACGCCTTGTTCGTTGAGTTTGGAACCCGCAGGATGCAGCCTAGACGGTTTCTCAGGAGAGCCCTAGAGCTAGGCATGCCCGGACTAGTCCAACACGTGAACCAAGCTATTCAAAATGCGATAAGGGAGGCTTCAGGCTAGTGTCGTTCCATGAAATCTCCATAGCGGTACGGGCTGAGAACAGGGCTAGCTACGCTTTTCGCACAATCGCCATGGACACCATACACCTAGCCTACGCATTCGGAGCGCTTGACAGCCAAACCGGTCGCATGCTGACGGGAATAATGACAGCCGTGCATCTTTTCACCAGTCTGAAAGGCGTCCTAACTGCCACGTCGATAAGCCAGATTGCTCACACAGCCTCCACTTACATTGCAGCAGCGGCAACCTGGATTCTGAACGCTGCCTTAGCCATGAAGATTGCGTTGCTCACACTGGGCGTAGGCCTGATAATTGCCACAGCCGCGTACATGGCTTGGCTAGCCTCAACAACCAGAGACGCTGCATCGGCTCAAGCTGAGTATAACGCTGAGGTTGAGAGGACTCCATCTCGGTCGATCAGGCGTGCTGGAGAAGAGGAATACTACCGCAGAGGAGTCGAATATTGAGCCTAGCCCTACCTGTCTGCGCCGTTGTTTTCGGCTCTGTGACTCCGCCTCAAGCCGACGTCCTCGAACTGAGAGTACACCTAGGCGCTACTGACGAGGTTTCTAGTTTTGAATGCCTGCTCAGGAACTTCGATAAGAAATACAGCCCAGGTGGCACGTATCCCATCAATGTCAGCGATGATGGCAGTATAAGCATGGGCAGAGGAGCCAACTGCCCGCTGATCGCTACCATAACGGTTGAAGAAACCAAGGCTCAGTCCTATGCTCTCGGCGAGAATTTCCTAAGAGTCTTGGGCAGGTGTTGGGGCGAGCGTCTCTTCCGTCGAGTCGTAACTAAGACTTATGAAAATCAGAAGGGCGAGGCCATCGTCAAAGATGTAATCGACAATTATGTAGGCCTCAGCCACGTCCGCAACTCCACCGAGCTGGTAGAGAACACTGACACCACCTACACCAAGCTCGAATACGAAAACACACCTGCCTTTGACATCCTCAAATACATCGCCAAGACCGCTGACGTGGGCGGAAACATCGGCTTCGACTTTCGTGTGGCGCCTGACGGAAAATTCGAGTTCTTCCCTAAGAACACTAAGACCTCATCTGTTAGTCTTTCCGAAAGACTTGAGGTAAGCGAGTATCGAAAGAGCGTTTTCCGCAAGAGAGACAAGATCTACATTTATGGCGCTGCGGAGAAGAAGAACCCGGCAAACGGGGACTCCTGGACTGAGACTCTCGACATCAACACGGACGCCATAAATGATTGGGTCAGCGGCACTGGAACAGGCTCAGTTTCTCTTGACAACGTAACCAAGGCCGTGGGGTCTTACAGCATCAAGCATACGACGAGTACACCCGACTACTACGGGCGATTGCGCCTCATCATCCCATCGGGTTGGCAGCCCAACTGCAACACACATCCGAGTCTTCTGTTTCAGATTCGCAGAGAATCGGTCTTCAGTGGCCAGGCCACAATCACTTTGAAGGATGACGATGGTACTCTGATCTTCAGGGAGTTTCAGGTCCAGGCTGATAAGTGGTTGCTTCAGAAGTTCAATGTTGGCAAGAAATACGTGGACGAATGGCAAGGCGACATAGCGAACTTCAACTGGGCGATTATTAACGAGATTTGGTGGGACATGCACTTCAGCGGAACTGGTACAGGTAGCTTCTGGGTTGACAACCTCTTTTTCAACAGCGCGCGATGGAGCGCCACGTACGGCTCAGGATCCCGCGAGCTCCCTGAAACGGATGAAGAGCTCCACAGCGATAATGAGTGCTTGCTCCGAGCGAAAGCCCTTCACAATCACCTGAGCAGCCCTGCAGAGTACATTAGAGTTGTTAGCGACGTCATTGACTATGGCACGACGCCTATCCTTGCAGCTGACAGAATCTGGGTTACTTTGCCGAATGAGAACGTTGATGGATACTACCCTGTCATCCCAGAGTATCGTTTGATCGCAGAAACCCAGACTCTGGAAGTCACCTTAGAGCTGGGTAAAGAGCCGCCATTGCTGGCTGACTATCTTTACGCCTTGAGAAGCAAAACGGGTAGCCTTTCGCGCTACAAAATTGGGAGGATCTAGCCTTGGACAAGACACGCAGATCAGTTCTAGAAGTTCGTGATGACTTGCACACGGAAATAAGAAAGCTAGCCTTGTTGAATGACCTGCGCATATACGAGTTGACAAACGCCATAATCCAAGAATACCTGAAAGATCAAGAACGAGTCAAAGCACTAATCAGGAAACTGAGGATTTGACTAGCTGTCTGCATGCATCTTGTACTAATCCTAGTACACTTCGTTCGATTGCATGGGATTAAATGCCTGCCCTTCGCTACAAGTTGTGGTACTGTCATGCTAAGAAACAAAGCAAGATTGAAGTTTGTCTTTGGCTCCATTCTTCTGGGACTAGCTGTGACGCTTGCGTCGGCTCTTCGCATATCCGAACTCGATCTTTCTTCTGATCGCGTGGAGCCATGCGTCATGATAATCTTCGAATTTCCTCAGAAGCAGACAAGCTATGGGTTTCCAGCTTACTGGTTTTCCTCAATGGAGATAGTGCGCAAGTACGGTTGCGGACCTATTGTAAGTCGCTACGTAACCTACTCGCTACTGTTTCCTGGTTTCCTAATCGATGCAGTTCTATACACGATCTGTTGCGGGGCGCTTCTTCATCTAAGAGACAGATACAGGCACGTACATACTGGCATTCGAGTTTCGGTTGGATAGAAATTCTATCACACACACTTGTAAACCTGAAGTTTCATGTGGCTTGCTTCTTCTTCCGTGAAAGCTTCTTCAGCTTTTCAAGCTTTCTTTTTTTCTCTTCCATTCTGCGAAAGTCTTCAAATATTGGTCGGGGGATGTCTGTTCGAGGCAAGTAGACATCAGGCTTTCCTTCTGGTGGCACCAATGGATATCTGGGTTCCCTTTTCTTGCGAAACCTAATGAAAATCCAGTAGAAGCCCAATGCAAAAGAAGCAAAGATAATGGCACCAGCCCATATACTCTCTAACATTATGGCGATTGCAAGCGCTAACGCATTTGCAGTAAAAGCCACGACTATGAAAAACAAAACATGCCATTTCAAATTGGCTTCCTCAAAACTAATTCGATCAAATACATTCTTATAGCTTATTGCCCACGAGAATTTCTGGCATGATTCAAGAATGAATCAAGGAACAAGGAAGCTGCATCTGGTTGGTTGGATAGAATTTCTAAGCACACACACACTTGCGGAAAAGTTATAGACGAACCAGACAACATACTTAGATTTTGACCTAGCGTGAACGAATAGCAAGATGAGGAGGTGAACAGAAATATGAGTATCGTCTTTGTTTTGACATACGGGATCAAAGATGGAAAGCGAGCAGAATATCTGGCTCTGATCAAAAAAATGCGAAAAATGATGAAGGCAGACCCGAAGTTGTTTGAAGGAGTGATATCGTGGCGAGTTTTCGAGCAAGAATACGGTGGAGTAGCTGGCACAAAAGTTGAAATGTATGAATTCAAAAGCATGGAAGCCTTGGAGAAGTCTGACCGCGCGCTTTTCGAGCACAAAGAGATCAAGGAGCTTATGACAGAATACTACAAAATAAAAGACCAGACGCCTGTTACGAGGTCAATATGGAGTACTGTTGTGTAGGCTAAGAATAGAGAAAAGGTGATAGAACAATTCTCTATCACGCTTTTTAAGCATCTTTATTCACGGTGTTCTTTGGGAGATATCTATGTCAATCGGGAATACGGGAGATATCTCCACTTTTTTTTGTGTGTGCATAGAATTTCTATCCAGACACGCAGAAAAAGATAAAATCGAAGCAGACAACAGGTTTAATGTGGATAGAGACTATTGAAAAGACGCACTCAACGCCTCGCCAAAGTATTGACCGTGTCGGTTGCCATAGCCTTGCTAGCCTATGTCACTCTGGACACGATTTACTTTCATGTATTATTCTCAGGTGAAAGTGCAGTTGTTGTGCCCACGATTCAATCGCTTATAGTGATAGTTGGTATACTCCTTCTGCTCTTTATTCAACGGAGAGAAAAACCGATGCAGCCTTCGAGCACTACTCAGAAAGGACACAAAGACAAACTTTCTTTATAGAAGTGTGTGTGGGTAGAAATTCTATCCCAAACCCAAACCCCTTACTTGAACTCGACTCTTAGCTTCTCAACTTCAGTCCAGACTTCGCCTTTCTTCTTAGACCCGGGAACAATCAGAGCGTCCCACTTAGGGAACCAAGCTTCCATGAGTTTCACTAGCTCTGGGTCTTCACGCACAGCTTTCATCCACTTGTCATAGTCTTCGCGGTGTTCATATTCATCAAGGAACATCCAGTTTTCTTCGGATGAGTCCTTTTCAGTGAAGGTGAAAAAACGAGACCTAGTGTAGTAGACCTTTTCTGGATGAGACTTCTGGTAGTCCATCATTTCACGCCAAACCTCGAATTGCTCGTTGCTCTTCTCTTTCGGAACACGCCATCTGACAATATTAACCAACAAACCAATGCACCTCCCTTTTCATTTTGCTGTCAATTCTGATTCTCTCTTTTTTGGTAATAACTTTTCCGCAAAACCAAAACTGCTTGTCAACCGTAGTTCTTGTTAGTTGTTGGATAGAAATTCTGTGCACACTCTATCTAAGGAGAAGTTTATGGGCAAATTTGTGAATTGGTGAATTTCGTGAGTCTTTATGTGTCAGCGTTGTTTGCGGGTCTTTTGATGATGTATGAAACATGTTGCAAAGCAGATTGAATCCTTACAACTGGGTGACCTTGTTCGTGTTGAGTGGGCTGATGCTTCTATTGGCAAGAGCATAGGCAGCGGGAACAGCATTGACGTGCCTAGCGCGCGCTAACCGCCCCTGCTGGCTGAGTACTTGAATGCTTTGAGAAACATGACGGGCAGCTTAGCACGATACACTGGGAGAGTCTAACACATGGATGGACTTGTTTTGAAGCAGAATAAGACTGACAAAGTCGTTTCAATTGACGGGTACATCGCTAACCCGAAAAACCCCAAGTTGAAGGCTCAAACAAAATTCGTTGTTGACACAGGAGCCAGCGGCTGCGTAGTATCCAAGAAACTAGCTAGGCAATTGAAGCTTGAGGAAGTTGGAAGAGCTCAAGCCGAGCTGGCGGATGGAAGAATAGTCAATTTTCCCTTTGCCTATGTTTGCATCACCATCTGCGAGAAACCTGTCATCACGCTGGTAGCTGTTAGCGATTCAGACAGCGCTTCAACTCTGCTGGGTTTTGACGTGATGGAAATCCTTGAACTGCAGATAGATGTGAAGAATCGAAAGCTGCTCAAGCCGATCAAATGGCTCAAAATCGGCAAGCTGACAATGTTGAAACCATGGCCAAGGACGAAAAAGCGATGACGAACATGATTAAGAGAGCCTTGACACGGAAGGTGACCGTGAAAGACCTACGTGGGCGACCGCAGGACATTGAGGTTCCGCCAAGCCAGAAGCTTGTTTTGGGCATATACTTCGCCATCGCCAGTCTCGTCAGCCTGACAGCCCTTGAAATAACCTACATTGTTGTACTCCGTACATTCAGCAGCGAGGTTTTTGCAGCTGTCTCACTGGTCATCGGAACCATTTTAGGAGCTGTTTTTGGGCAGAAGGCATGATGAAAAAATACGGGGGGTATCGCCGTTTGGCTAGAATTTCACGTAATAAGATGATTATTCGGCGCATAGTAGAGCTGAAGAGGACAGTTAAGGTTGACACACAAGAGATGCGTTCAAAAACCATCAGAAGCCTTGAACTGCTTTTTGATTTGGCTGTTGCATTTGCGAAAGGAGAATTCAAAACGCAGAAGGAAGAGGGGAAGCGAGTAAAGGTTACGCTGAAGCAGAGGCAGATGTGGGCGCGTATAGCAGCTTACATCGCTCAGATTTTGAATAGCATTGCATCTGGTTTTGACGAGAAACAAATTGATGTTCAGTTGGATGAGTTGGAGAGGTTGGTGAGTGAAGCAAAGGCAAAAGCAAAGGATGAGGAGACTGGAAAGCGACCTGTGGGCGCAAGAGGAAGTTAAGTTACCTCAGGACCCTGTTGAGTTTTTCCAAAAGATTTTACACATTACGCCGTATCCCTATCAAGCCGAGTTTCTGCGTGATTTGAGTCCGCTTAAGGTCTTGCGTTGGTGCAGGCGGGCTGGTAAAACAACGGTTATGAGTGGTAGTGACATTCATTTTGCGGCAACCGTGCCCAACTCCACCATTCTTGTTATCATGCCAAAACATCAACAAATCAAAGAAATTTACTTTCAAGGCGAAGGCGGCTTACATGAGCATTTAGCCCGAATGGACCGCGAAGTCTACAAAGCCCTCGTCTTGGAGCAGCTTCAAACGATTATTCGCTTCCGGAATGGGTCAAAGATTCTGGCTGAAGTGCCTGAGCCCTTCACGATAAGAGGTCATGGACCTAGAAAGGTGAATTGCGATGAAATGAACTTCGTTCGCAAGGACAAGGACCTTTGGCTGAGCGCCTTATTGCCCATGACGTTGACTCGAACGGTCTACATCAATGTTGCCAGTACGCCGTGGAACAAAGACTCGATTTACTGGAAGATGTGTTTTGACAAGGGTTTCAAGATGTTCAGTGGTAATATCAACGAGCATGATCCGCCGCGTTATCTGCGCACGTGGGAAAACGTGCTCAAACCTGACGGTCCACTGGATCCCCTGCAGGTTGAGAGTATGCGTGAGCAGTATGCGGGTGAGACTTGGCGTTGGAAACGTGAGATGGAATGCAGTTTCGTGGATGATGAAACCGCGTTCTTGCCTAGCAGCCTAATCATCAAATGTCAGAATGAGGCTCTGGAATTCGCACAGTTTGAGGATAGTATCAGCGGCGAGTTCTATGTTGGCTGGGATCTTGGCAGAGAAAGAGATCCTGGCGTGGTAGCCGTTGTCAACAGAAGAGACGATGTTTTGGTCTTGATTCATTGTAAGCAGTTTCCGCTTGGCACACCTTACGTCACGCAGATGGCTTACATCAAATCGTTGTGCGACCGCTGGAAAACCGTGAACGCCGTTTACTACGATCACACAGGAACGTTTGGCATGGATGAAGAGATCAAAAGAAGCGAGTTCCCAGGCGTGAAAGGAATCGATTTCTCGTTGCCTTCAAAACACGGTTTGGCTAGTTTCTTGAAGCAGAAGATGATGGCTGTGAGAAAAAGCGACAAGGAGTTGCAGCCTGAAGAAGCCCGACGCCAGTTTGAGCTCCCGTTCGACATGGAAGTGCAGGCAGAGCTAAACGCGGAACAATGGGAGCAAAGACCGGGAACAGAGATCTACAGTTTCTCGCATCCGCAAGGATCACACGACGATAGGTTTTGGGCTATTGCTTTAGCCTGTGTCGCAAGTACAGGTGCCGAGCCTGAGCCATTCTTGGAGGTTTTTAAGATTGGTTAGGCGCCGAGAGTTTTTCAAGATTAAGCGTTGGGCTCGCAGGTTTGACCGTGAAACTGGCAAGTTCGTCGTCAACATAAGCTATGAGACAGCTGCTCCCAAGCCGACTAAAAGAGTCGTAGCCGTTGCTGAGAGCTTCGGATTAGGCTTGGACAAATGGGAAAGATTTGTGGTCTACGATAATGTCGAGTTGAAAATAGGGAAGATAGACATTACGCTCATAACTGGAGATTCAGGCTCGGGCAAGTCTGTTCTGCTGAGAGCTTTAGAGAAAGACATCAAGAACGACATGCAAGCATCAGCAATTAACATCGCCGACATTCATCCAGTACCCAACAAGCCTCTTATCGAAACAGTTGGCGCCACGCTTGAGGAAGGCTTGGAGCTGCTGAGCAAAGTCGGCTTAAACGACGCCTTCCTATTCTTGCGCACTTTTGAGCAGCTAAGCGATGGGCAGAAATACCGATACAGAATCGCAAAAATGATGGAGAGTATGGCTCAGTTTTGGATAATGGACGAATTTGCAGCCACACTTGACAGAGACACAGCTAAAATCGTGGCCTTCAACGTGCAAAAGCTCGCCAGACAAGAAGGAAAAGCCGTGTTGGCAGCCACAACGCACAACGACCTGTTTGAAGACTTGAAGCCTTCAGTCCATGTGCACAAGAGATTTGGCAGAGAGATTGAAGTCAAATACTGTCCCAATGAAATCAACAAAGAATGCTCGCTTGTCAAGGAAATGCACGTGTTAGAAGGTTCAAGACAAGATTACTATCAGCTCGCCAGTTTCCATTACCGCAGCCATAAGGTTGCTGGTGTCCGCAAGATTTTCTCTCTCAAACGCGGCGAAGAACTCTGCGGGGTCATAGTCTATTCTTATCCTCCAGCAGCATGTTTTGGGCGAAGAATGGTTTTGCCAAGAATGAGCATGCGAGAACTGAATGAGAAACTGAGCATTATCAGCCGAGTCGTTGTTCATCCAAAATACCGCACAATTGGATTGGGCCACAAACTCATCCGAGAAACCCTAGAGCATGCAGGCACACCATACGTTGAAACAGTAGCGGTCATGGCCAAATACAATCCGTTCTTTGAGAAAGCCGGCATGCGCAAAATAGCTGAAAGCCAACCAGTCAAGGAAGCTTTCAAAGTTGCAGAGTTGCTCAAAACATTGGGTTTCAACATCACTTTTCTGCGCAGCCCGAAATACGTGCTCAACAAACTCTCAAACCTGAAGGACGAAGAGCTGAACATGCTTAGGACAGTTTTTTCGGAAAACAGACATCCACGCTTCATGAAGGAATTCAGCTTCCACGACCCGTACGGCAGAAGCAGATTCTACAGGGGGGCTGTTGAAACCGCAGACCTGCAGAAAGTCTCCAAGTTGATCGGCATCTGTGGCATGCTACAACAAGTCAAAGTCTATCTCTTTTGGGGCACTGCATAGAAATTCTATCCGACCAACCGCGCGCGTTACCTATAAGTCATGAACACTAACTACGGCGGCACGATATCATAGTCGCTTCCATGATCGGCAAATGATAAATATGCTTTCAAGCGGTGCGCGAGCTTTTCAGAGATCGCTAAATGATTTTGCCAATCAGTAGTTCTTCGGAGATCATGCCATTCCATGTGTATTCGCCAGACCACATGTCGGGAATATAATTCGCGTCTCCCTTGGTCTGGAAGTACCAGAGCCCTAAGTAATTCGTATCCATACTTGCATCTCGAAACTCCTTATTCACTACACGATGGACGATTGTTTCACAAGCGTTGTGAGGGCTTTGGAAAGCAATAATGTCGCCTACTTCGATCAAACTTCCATTTATAACCTGTTCGACCTTGATTGTGTCACCCACATGGATGGTTGGTTCCATGCTGCCAGACTCCATTTTCAAGTAGAATTGAATCGCCGGCGATGGCGCTGTGGTAACGTATGGATACGAATTGCCACTCGTTGAAATCACGTGAAACACGTATTGGATGCCAGATGAGAATTGTTGGGTTATGGTTATTGTACCCGTTTCTCCTGCAGAGAGTGTGTTCGCAGTTTCTGAGAAAGCTGGACCGTAGGTTACATTGGAGGCTACCACATCGGTTACATTGGAGCCTGCCGCATAGACCAGTATCTTCTCTACAGATACACTCCCTGTTCCAGTGTTCTTAATGGTTAGGGTTATCGATGTGCAGTTTATTGCCCATGTGTGGCTTTGCACTTCAAGTTTACCGCGCGTTATTATGGGACTAAAGTCAAGCGGAGGCTGAATAGCCAGATAGATAATAAATCCAAGAAACAAGGCTGCAGCGAGTATAATAATAGCGCGCACGCGCGCGCTGAAAATTAAATCCCATCCATCCAGCGTTTCGTCCATAACTTAAAATTGCCTGCCGAAAACGTTTGAGTTTTATGAACTATGAATTCATGCCCGTCCATAGCGCGCGCTATTAAAGGGAGGAGGATAGAATAAGCGCACGTCGCCGCCTACTGGTAGCGCGGGCTATTACTGCTCTATGTTTAGGACTTTTTTGAGCATCTGCTCCTGTCTCTGCCTGTCATATTCGGAGTAGCATTCTTTGTGATACGCGCGCGCATGCTGCTACAAGTCAAAGTCTATCTCTCATGGTGCTCTGCATAGAATTTCTATCCTCCTCCTCGAACTCGCACAAGTAATTTAAGAATGAAAGCCCAAATACATGAATGAAACTGAATGGCTCAGATGAAGTTGCGACCTAGACTATATACCGTGTTGTTTTTTGTAGCCGTCTTTCTTCTGACTAGCGTGGGCTTAGCAGCTCTCTACTACGAAATGCTTCCCTCACTCCTTTTCATACTGTTTTACGTAATGGCTTGGGCTTTACTGTTCGCCTGTGCGGTTGACTTCTTCGGTGGAAGAGACAAGTTCGGTGGCAAGAAGGTTCTTGTTCTTACACTTGGGGTGATGCTTGTTTCGACGTTGTTTACGCATTTAGTCTGGACAATCACTACGCCAAAATGGTCCTTCTCCGTTTCAACAGACAAAGCCACCTACAGACTGGGAGAAGACGTGATAATTATGACATCCCTCAGGAACATGGGTTTCATTGCACATTCTTTCAAGTCCTTGTCAGACAAACCAGTCATTGTTAGAGTGGAGTATATCGAGTTTCGCTACTATGGATATGAAGTCTGGTACAGTCCACCTGGATACGACTTCTGGGCAGTTGACCAAAGTATGACGGAGTTCTCTGTGGGACCAAACGAGACTCTTGAACGAAACTTCAGCTGGAACCAGACTAACACATCAAATCCTGGGTTCTGGAACCAAACCTACATGTCAGGCACATACAGAATCACTGCAATCATACCAAGCGAGCGCGTGCTTGAAAATCTTTTCTTGGCGTGGACAAGCATAAACGTAGCATCCTCCTGAACTGCAGAAACAATCCCTAAGCAGAATGCGTTGCATTTCTAGGCTGGTTGGATAGGATAGAATTTCTATGCACACACACACCACGATGGTTAGGGCAAATCGCCCACTGGCGTGGGCAAAGGCAGTTGGTTGGATAAAAATTCTATGCCCACTATGTCGGGGGAGGACTTGCTTTGGTCCTATGTCTGCGTGTTCTTATTACACTTACATAGACCGAGGCTACAACTACCGCGATTGTCACTGTGATGATGAGTATCTGTAGTGGCGATACCCATGTGTAGGGCACGCATGCGATTCCTGGGAAGCGTAGGCCAAAGAACCAGTCTCCGATAAGTATTCTGCCGTTTCCGTGGGTTTGTAGGCGGTTCCAAGAAGAATGCACGAGTACGACTTCTGAGTTTGCATCAACGTTCAGTTCATTTCCCGAGGTGTTTTCAACGTATGCTGAAGAATTAGGTCCAATGACCAGCCAGAAGATATCCGAGTTCTGGATGAAAAATCTGCAGAATCCGGAATACCCCATTACACCGGATATGACCCTTGAATCTATCAGAGTGAGAGACATGTTGTCAATTGTGCTGTTTCGATGGCTACTCTCCCCTGTGAATATCTCTTTGAGGTCACTATTCCTTATGGATGCTGTTGAATTGTCATTCAGCCCCAGTACCCACAGGGTTGAGTTCAGGATGTGTAGAGAGGCGTTCGTGCTTCCATAGACTGATACTTCGCCGGGCTCGCTGGGGTAATACGTCAACTGCTCTGTGAGATTCGAATCTTTGACGTTGACCACGGATGTGTCATATGCGAATATGCGAACTTGGTCCATGTACGAGTAACCCTGAAACTTTGACCGAGTTATGTTCATCTCAGCTTGGTTATATTCGCTGAACGTGACGTAGTCTCCGTGTTCAGGGTCGTGTCCGTTGTTGTTTATTATGATGGTGGAGTCTTCGATGAGTACGTGTGCTTTGTCAGTTGCTATCAGCACATCATTTGTTGGACTGCCGAAAGGTCTGGTGAGGATCAGGGTTGCATTTCTTACGTCAAGCGTTGCGTTGTCCTGTACATATACCGGTCCAGTGGCGTTAAGAGCGCGGTCGTGAATACTGAAAGTCTCGCTTCCATTGACGTGTAAATTGAACTCGTAGTCCATATCCGATTCAGTAGACAGCTGCGGTGCGACCAACGCATGAAAATTCAGCTGGGGCATTGCGACGTGGAATATGCTTGGAGATACTACAAACCACAACATCAGGGAAAATACTATCGATGTTGTTGATTTCATGCAGATTCGACAAGAGATTTATGGCAAATCAGTAACTAAAAGCGTTTCCGTTTTCTTTCTGATTGCTCAGGATTCGATGCTTGTCAATCGGTTCACTGAATGTTGGTTGGTTGGTTGGTTGGTTGGCTGGATAGAATTTCTATCCAACCAACAACTTTGAATGGTGCGAAAAAGCTATAGCTGAACCGAAATAAACTTCAGTAATCGGCGATTGACACGTGTCAGTAATTGTTGACATACAGACAATTTCTATAGCCATTGCTTCTGCTGGTGTATTGCTTGCAGCCATCTACTATGTTCTACAAGTTCGGCATCAGACCAAACTAAGACAAACGGACATGGTCATGAGATTATACACGACATTTGGAAGCACAGAATTTCAAAAAGCGTATCAGAAAATGATGAGTGTAGAATTTGAGGACTACGCGGACTATGTTAAACGGTATGCGACCAGCAACATTGAGGTTTTGGCTGCGTCATATTCAGTGGGAGTCTTCTTTGAGGGTATAGGGGTGCTTGTCAAGAGAAAGCTGATAAGCATGGATTTAGTCGATGACCTATTCACCATTCCTATCTTGGACACATGGGAAAAGATGAAGCCCCTTGTAGAAGGAAGAAGAGAACGGCTAAAAAGACCTCAAGCGCTAGAATGGTTTGAATACCTCTACAATGAAATGAAGAAAAGAGAACAGAAGCTTCAATCACAGGCTTAGACTGGTGGGTATACACAGAATTTCTATCCCGTACCCAGAATGCCTTGAAGACAGTAAGCACTTTCGGCTGAAGGTGTTTTTCTTACCTCAAGGCACCATGCCCTAACCATCGTCAATTTGTGTGTGTGTGCATAGAATTTCTATCCAACCAACCAGGGAATTTCCTCAGGTGGTTAACGAATTCGCTGTTGTAATAAACAGAATTAACCCTTCAGGAGTGACTTCAAAAAAAAGAGAAGTATATGGATTTTTGGCGAGACTTACTTTTTCTTTGCTGGTTTTTCAAATGTCTCGTACGCTTTTGCAGCTTTTGGGTCTAGTGGTCTAAGTTCGGTTATACACCATCGCCTTATCTCGACAGTCATCGTTCCTTCCTTTGCTTTGCTTGCAAGGTTGTCGGCAACCTTTTTTGCGTGTTCCTCTTTGGCTCCAGCTTTCTTAATAGATGCTTGAAGTTTTGCCTTATCGAAATCCTGCGTAGCTCCAGAACTTTTCTTCACTTTAACCAAATAAAACACCAAAAGCAC